GACTGAGCGCCTCCGTTCTTTCACTCTCCTCTCGCGCCAAAATCAAAAAAGCCGAATCCTGACTATGCTTGGGGCCGGGAGGGAGTCTCTTTCGGCGTGGCAAATCAACCGGCAAATCTCGTCAAACAGGTCACATTCGCGCTCGCGCAGACGCTCACGGGCATCGTCAAAGAGGCGCAGCGCGAGGCGATCTCGAACATCGAGAGCACCTTCACGGTGCGCAGCAACTGGGACAAGCCGTCGAATGCCATGGGCATCAAGGCCCTGCCGGCGACGAAGACCGACCTGAGCGCCGCGCTGGTGACGCGGGCCGACTGGCTCATCCCGCACGAGGAGGGTGAAGACAAGGTCCCGGAGGGCCGCGCCCTGGCCGTTCCGAGTAAGAACGTGCGCCGGACGAAGCGCGACATTATCCAGAAAAGCCAGCGACCGCGGGCGCTGCGCGGCAAGCGCGATGTCGTGCTGCCGCTCGGCGGCGGTGGTCTCGGCCTCTTCCAGCGAAAAGGGAAGGGCAGGAACAGCCGGCTCGTCTTCCTCTACACGCTGGCGAAGCGCGCCCGCATCCGCAAGCAGGCGACCGTCATCGGCCCTACGGTCGAAATCTTCGAGAAGAAATTCGACAAGCTGTTTTACGCGAACCTGAAGAAAGCACTGAGGTCAGCCAAGTGAGCACGCCCCTCGATCAACTTTATTCCATCTCGCATCTCGCTGCTCTCTCCGGCCTTGATCGGGCAACCGTCACGAAGCGGCTCACCGAAGTGCCTTTCGAGGAAGGCGCAAAGAACGCCAAGTTGTATGTGCTTAGCGAGGCACTGCCGGCTCTCATCGCGGGAGAGTCCGCCGAGTACGACGCGGCCAAGCTCCGGAAGATGCAGGCCGACGCCACCCTGCGCGAACTCGAACTGGAGCGCGAGCGCGGGGAAGTCGTCTCGACGGCGGAAGTCGCCGATTACACCCTTCGGCTGTTCAAAGGCGTGCAGAACCGCATCGGCGTCCGGTTCCCTCGCGAGATCGCGCTGCAGCTATACAAGGCCGAGTCCGCAGCACAGATCACGGAAATCTTACAGCGCGAGCTAGGGCGCATCTTCAATGACCTCAGAGACGATCACAAGCGTTTTCTCTGAGGCCATTGCCTCAGCGATACCGGAATCATCTTTGACCGTCTCACAGTGGGCGGCGACCTACAGGTTTCTCTCGGCGGAGAGGAGCGCGCGCCCGGGCCGATGGCGCAACGAACTGGCGCCCTATCTCGTCGAGATCATGGATACCATCGGCAAGCCCGGCATCCGGGAGATCATCCTCGTCGCCTCGGCGCAGGTCGGAAAGACCGAATGCTGCAACAACATCCTCGGCTTCTTCATCCACGCCGACCCGTCGCCGATCATCTTTGTGGCCGAGACGCAGGACAAAGCGGAAGCCTGGTCGAAGGAATCGCTCGCGCCCATGATCCGCGACACTCCGGTGCTCGCGAACCTGGTCTCGGACGCGCGCACGCGCGACTCCGGCAATACTATCGGCGGCAAGTCGTTCCCCGGCGGCCACCTCGCTATCGCGCACGCGACCAGCCCCTCGACGCTCTCATCAAGACCGAGACGCGTCGTTCTTCTCGACGAGCGGGACGCTTTCAAGACGACGAGCGAGGGCGACCCGGCGAAGCTGGCCGAGAAGCGCGCGACGACATTTCCCGACGCCATCATCGTCAAGGTCTCGACGCCGCGCGACCGGTTGGAACTGGAGCCGGGCGCGCCTCCGGACTCGCGCCGCTTCACGCCTATCGAGCTTGAGTATGAGAACTCCGACAAGCGCCGGTACTTCGTTCCCTGCCCGCACTGCGGCGAGTATCAGGCGCTCGTCTGGTCGCGAGTGACGTGGGATGAGGGCAAGGAAGGCGAAGCCTACTACGTCTGCGAGAGCGGCTGTGTCATCGAGCACGAGCACAAGCAGGAGATGCTCGCCCGCGGAGAGTGGCGGGCGGAAAAGCCGCTCAACTCCAGGGCAGGCTTCTTTATCAATGAAATCTATTCGCCGTTCGTGTCCTGGGGAGAGATGGCGCTGAACTTCCTCGAAGCGAAGAAGAGCCGCGCGACGTTGAAAGTTTTCGTGAATACTTCTCTCGGCGAGGGCTGGGAAGAAGTCACGGAACAGGCGAGCACGGACGATCTGATTGACCGGTGCGAGGAGTTTGCCGTGGCAGTACCGCGCGGCGTGCTCGTGCTCACCGCCGGCGTGGACACGCAGGGCAACCGCCTCGAAGTTGAGATCGTCGGTTGGGGTCTCGACGAAGAATCCTGGTCAATCGGCTACCACGTCATCGAAGGCGACCCGGCGCAGTCGCAGGTCTGGGAAGATTTGAAGGAACTGCTCTCGCGCGACTACGAGTTCGAGGTGCCAGTCGGCGGCGAGTCGGACGAAGACGCGGTCAACGTCGTGACGACGCGGGTGCGCGCGACCTGCATCGACTCCGGCGGCCACCACACGCAGCAGGTCTATCGCTTCTGCCGCGAAAACAAGGGGCGAAAGGTCTACGCCATCAAGGGCGCGAACACGCCCGGCAAACCGCTCATCTCAAAGTTCACGATGCAGGGCAAGCCGCCCGTGCGCCTCTACACCGTCGGCACGGAGACGGCGAAAGACACTATCGCCGCGCACCTGCTCATCACGGAGCCAGGTCCCGGCTACTGCCACTTCCCGGCGTCGCGCGAAGAAAACTACTTCAAACAACTCCGGAGCGAGCAGTCTGTGACGCGCTACGAGCGCGGGAAAGCCTACCGCCGGTGGGAGAAGATTAAGGCGTCGGCGCGCAACGAGGCGCTCGACCTGCGCGTGTACGCGATGGCCGCGCGCGCCATCATCAACCCGAACTTCCGGAAGATTGCTCGGCGCACGCGCGCCGCGGCAGTGGCCGCGATGGAGCCAGCCACCCCGGACGCCGCGCCGGAGGCGGTCGAGGAAGTGCAGACGTCTGTACCTGAAACGCAAGCGCCCGAAGAGCAGAGCGAACCGCAAGCCCGGCGGCGCGCGCCTCGCCGGCGGGGGCAGAAGAATTTCGCCACGAGCTGGAGATAAACCATGTCAACAGATTTGCCGACTTGCGAACCGCGCGAGATGACGACCGGCACGACGCCGAAATGGACGAAGACCCTCGATTACCCGGCCTCGGAGGGCTGGGCGCTCAATTATTACTTCCGCGGGGCGGGACCGGGCTTCGACGTCGCGGCCGTCGCCGACGGCGATGACTTCACGGTCTCCCTGCTCGCGGCCGCGACCGCGGCGATGACGCCGGGCGCTTACTACTGGCAGGCGTGGGTGAGCAAAGCCACGGAGAAGTATCAGGTCGGCGAAGGCACCATGATCGTCAAGCAGGGCTTCGCCGCAATGGAAGCGGAGACGACGGTGGACAATCGCTCTGAGGCGAAGAAGATTCTCGACTCTATCGACGCCACACTCGAAGGGCGGGCGACGACCGACCAGCAGCAATACCAAATCAGCGGCGGCGGCGGCTACCGGATGCTGATGAAGATCCCGGTTAGCGAGTTAATCACCCTGCGCAAACACTACGCGGGCATCTACGCACGAGAACTGCGCCGGGCGCGGATGCGCCGCGGTGGCGCTCTATTCTCCACCGTCAAAGTGAGGTTCGATAGACCGAAATGACTCTCAACTTACAATTACCGACTTACTCGGAGATACGCGCCGAGCAGAAGGAGCGCTCCGATGCCGACGAGCGACGCCATAAGAAGCGTCTTCTGAAGCGTTCCTATGAAGCCGCGCGCGTCAACCGGCTGACCAACGACTGGACGACCGTCAACACGTCGGCCAACTGGGAGCTGCGCCGGAGCCTGCGCGTATTACGAGCGCGATCCAAGTGGCTGGCCAGGAACAATGATTACGTTAAGAAGTTCCTCTCGATGGTGCGCACGAACGTCGCGGGACCGCATGGCATGAAGATGCAGGCGCGCGCCGCCAACCAGCGGGGCGATCTCGACGAATTGCTGAATCGCAAAGTCGAGACGGCCTGGAAGCTGTGGGCACACAAAGAGACCGCCTCGGCCTCAGGCAAGTTGTCATGGGCGGACATCCAGCGCAAAGCCTGCACGACCATCGCCCGCGACGGCGAAGTGCTCGTGCGCGCCATCGTGGCCGACAACCAGTTCGGCTTCGCGCTGAAGTTCATCTCGGTGGATTGGCTCGACGAGACTTTTAACGAGCGGATGCGGTCGGGCAACCGCGTGATCATGTCGGTCGAGATCGACGACAACGACCGTCCCGTCGCTTACTGGCTGACGCCACCGCCGTCGGATTACCAGTTCCTCGATAACAACATGCGCAAGCGCACGCGCGTCCCCGCCGAGGAGATCCTCCACTTCTACCTGCCCGACGACGAGAACGCAGACGATGACTGCCAGACGCGCGGCGTGCCTTGGATCCACACGGCCATGCACCGCCTGAAAATTCTCGGGGCATACGAGGAGGCGGAGTTGGTTGCCGCGCGGGTTGGCGCGTCGTCGATGGGATTTTTTAAGAAGACCTCGCCGGATGAAGAAGATGAGTCTTTCGACGGTGATGACGATGATGACGATGGCGATTCGCTAATCGCCAGCGCGGAGCCGGGTTCATTCTTCAAGCTCCCGGAGGACTACGAGTTCGAGAAGTGGGACCCGTCACACCCGAACCAAAGTTATGGCCCGTTCACCAAGGGCGTGCTGCGCGGCATTGCCGCCGGCCTCGATGTGGCTTACTTCGTCTTGGCTGAAGATCTCGAAGGCGTCAACTACTCCAGCGCCCGCATCGGCCTCATGGCGGAGCGTGAGCAGTGGCGCGCGCTCCAGCAATTCATGATCGAGCACTTCGAGCGGAGCGTGTACCTGATGTGGCTCAAGTCGGCGATGCTCTCTGGCGCGCTCGACATCCGGGTGATGGATTACAAGCGCCTGCAGGAGCCGCTCTTCCAACCGCGTGGCTGGGCCTGGGTCGATCCCAAGACCGACGCCGTCGCCACCGTGACCGGCATCGACAATGGTTTCGACACGATCACCGACACGCTGGCCGAGCAGGGCAAAGACATCGAGGAGTTTATCACCACCCGGAAGCGTGAACTGAAACTCTTCCAAGATGCCGGGATTGAATTAAACGCCGGAAAACCCGCACCCACGGGGCCTCCTGACGACGAGGAAGAGTAATCTTCGAAGTCGCCAAAATCAAAAAAATTCAATTCTGAATATAGTTGCCGGTGTGAGAGGACATCACTCTCCGCCGGCAACTATGGCAAAGAAGCAACTCCAACGCGCGCAACTCGACCAACTGCTCGGCAAAAAGCTGAAGCGGGCAATGCCCCTCCAGCGCGCCGAGATGACCATTGATGAGGAGGCGCGCACGGTCGAGATGTCGTTCTCGTCCGACGTGCCCGTCGAGCACTGGTTCGGCAAGCTCATCCTCAACCACGCGCCCGGCTGTGTCCGCCTCGACCGCATCAACAACGGCGGTGCCTTCCTCTCCGAGCACGACCGCACTAAGCAGATCGGCGTCCACGTGGACGGCACCGTCAAGACTGACGGGCACAAGACCCGTGGCACCGTCCGCTTCAGCCGCTCGCCGCTCGGCATCCAGGAGTTTCAGGACGTCCTTGACGAAATCCGCAGACACACCTCCGTCGGGGCGATGCTGTACGAACTCCACTTCGTGCGCGAGACGGAAGAGGAGGGGCCGGTTTACCAGTCTGATGACTGGGAACCCATCGAAAACTCGCTCGTCTCCATCCCCGCGGATGTCACGACCGGCATCGGGCGCGCGCTCGGCGATCTCGACTTCGAAGCCCTGACAGCGGAGATGCTGGCAACGGAAGAGCGCGACGGAAAAGAGCAACAGGCTGAAGAGCTAACCAACCGAATTTCTGGCACCGCCGATGAAGGGCGCGCCCAACAATCAACCACCCAAGTGAGGACTAAAACCGTGGAAGAAGAACTTATAACTCTGGCCGAAATGCTCGGCGAAGTTGAACTGGCGCGTGATTTCATCGCCGCAGGCACAGTCGGAGAGGCGCAGATGACCGAGTTCCGCGCCGCCGTGCAGGCCAAGCGCAAGAAGGCGCAGACGCCCACGCCGACGGAAGACCCGGGCACGACGGCCGAGCGTAGCGGCGGCGACAGCGTGCAACTTGCGCGCACCGTGACCCGCGCCCAGCTCAAGGCGTTCCGGGGTCAAGACGGCGCGCGCCAGGCGCATCGCTTCGGCAACTTCATCGCCGCCGCGCTGCACCGCCACGAGCCCGCGATCCAGTTCTGCCGCGAGCAGGGCATCCAGGTCAGGCGCGCGCACAGCGAAGGCGACAACGAGTCGGGCGGATTCCTCGTGCCGACCGAGTTCGAGCAGACGATCATTGACCTCCGACTCGAATATGGCGTCTTCCGCCCGAACTCCAACGTTGTCCCGATGTCCGGCGCGCGCAAGGAGCGCCCCAAGCGCAAGGGTGGCCTGAAGGCGTACCCCATCGGCGCGGGCAAGAACAACCGCCGCCTCACCGAGTCGAAGCAGGACTGGGGACTGGTCGGCCTCGACCCCAAGAAGTGGGGCGTGCTCGCCAAGTACGAGGAGGAACTGTCCGAGGACTGGCTCATGGCGACGGGCGATAACTTCGCGTCGGAGTCGGCCTACGCTTTCGCGCAGGTTGAAGACGAGTGCGGCTTCATCGGCGACGGTTCATCGGACTACCACGGCATCGTGGGCGTCATCCCCAAACTCCAAGGTCTCTCCGGCACGGTCGGCAACATCGCTGGCATCGTCGTCGCCTCCGGCAACACGTGGGATGAGATCGTCAAGGAGGACATCCTGAAGCTCGTCGGACGCCTCCCCTCGTTCGCCCGAAAGAGCGGCCAGGTGAAGTGGTACTGCACGAACGAATTCTGGGCGACGGTGCTCTGCCGCATCGCGCTTTCGATGGGCGGCGCGACGATGGCCGAGATCGAGGGCGAGATGCGCAAGGTCTTCCTTGGCATCCCGGTCGAGGACGTGGAGGTCATGCCGCACGTTGAGGCTAACTCCCAGATACCGCTCCTCTACGGGAACCTCGCGCAGGCCGCCGAGTTCGGCGACCGCCGTGGGATGACCGTGAAGATGACGAACTCGAACGGCGACGACTTCGAGGAAGACATCGAGGCGTACAAGGCCACGGAGCGCTTCGACATCAACGTCCACGACGTCGGCAACGCGGACGCGACGCCCAGCAAGCGTAAGGCCGGCTCCATCGTCGCTCTCCAGACGGCCGCGGGCTAATCGCCGTTCAGCAGCGCCGTTCGCACCGGCTGAATAATTGAATCGGGCGGGAGGGCAAGAGACCCTCCCGCGCCACAGCCCAGAGGTAAATGAAATGATCGAGAGTCTGAAAACCAAGACGGTCAACGTCACGCCGCCCGCCGCGATTGTCGATAACGCGGGCTTCACCACGAGCATCATTGACACGAAGGGCTTCGCCTTCCTCACCATCATCGTGGTGTTAGGCGCGCTCGACATCGCGCTCGCCGCCTTCAAACTGCGCGAGTCCAACGCCGACGACATGACCGGCGCGGTCGATGTGACGGGCGCAGACTTCAGTGTCTCCCCGGCCACGCTGCCGGCGGCCACCGACGACAACAAACTCTACGCCATTCAGGTCAACCTGAAAGGTCGCAAGCGTTATCAAGATTTGACGTTAACGGGCGGAGACGGCACGGCGGGCACGTATGCAACGGTCATTGCTCAACTGTCTGCTGCGTCGGAAGTGCCGTCGAGCGCCACGGAGCGCGGCTTCGCGCAGGAGTTAGTGGTCTGACGAATTTCCGGGCCGGGGCGCGGCACCGGCGGGCAGCCCTGCGAGACTTGCGTCACGTCACCCGACCAAGCCAGGGCTGCCGCCAGCCGCTCCCGCTCCAGCCTGGAATAACTTTTTCGAGAGGGAGCAATGTTTCAGGAAGACCTCTCACTGTTCTTTGACCAAACAAACGGCTTCGCGGTCAGCGTCGTGTTCAACCGCGGCGTGACCGTGCTCGCGACCGTCGCATGCATCTTTAACGACCCCTCGCAGTCGGTGGAAATTTACAACACCGACGTCGAGGAGCCCGCGCCGTTCCTGCAGGCTCCGACCGCTTCGCTCAGCGCTGTGAAGCGCGGCGACACGGCGACAGTGAACGGCACGACTTATCGCATCGAGCGCATCCACCCGGACGGCACCGGCC